AAATTACTTTTAATGAAGCTGGAGCGGATATAGACTTTAGAGTAGAGGGAGATAGTGATACTAGCTTGTTATTTACAGATGCTGGAAATGATAAAGTTGGTATTGGAACAAATGCACCAGGTGAAAAACTTACTGTATCTGGCAGCATAAGCTCTTGCGGTGGTCATACAGGTAAGTGTTTTGTAAAGAGCGGTGGTACTTCGTCACAGTTCTTGAAAGCAGATGGTAGTGTTGATAGTAACGCATATACAACTTGTACTGGTACTACAACAAATAGTAATACACAAACGTTTACCAATAAGAGCGGTAATATATCTCAATGGACAAACGATTGCGGATATACAACTTGTACCGGTTCCGTAACACCGAGTAGTTGCGATACATTTACTAACAAGAGTGGTAATATATCAATGTGGACAAATGATTGTGGATACACAACCTGCACAGGTACTACGACAAATAGTAATACACAAACGTTTACCAATAAGAGCGGTAATATATCTCAGTGGACAAATGATTGTGGTTATCTTACTTCTGCATGCTGCGGTACTGTAACGTGTGTTGCTACAGGCGACGGTCTTACTGGTGGTGCTATAACTTCATCGGGCACACTTTGTGTCGATAGTACAGTAATTAGAACTACAGGTGATCAATCTATAGCTGGTACAAAGACATATACAGGTACTCTCAGTTCTAATAGTACTATTAGATTACCTGACAGTACTTGTGTAGCATTTGGTAATTCGGAAGATCTTAGTATTTACCATAACGGTACATCATCATTTATCGATAATGATAAGAACCATATTTGCATTAGAAACAATGTTGATGGTGACGACGGTGGTAACATTTACTTAATGCCGCATGATAACGAGAATGGTATTATTATTAATGATGATTCTTCTGTTGTACTTTACAATAATAACTCTGTTAAATTATGTACTTGCTCATCAGGTTCTAGAACAACTGGAACCCATTGCGCTAGTACGTGTTTACGATCACCAACAGTATGCGGTACAACTTGCGTACGAGGCGCTACGGTATGTGGTACTACAGCTGTTTGTGGTTCACTAGCTTGTTTTTCTTGTGCTGGTATAGGGACATCAGCTGGTTGCTGTGCTTGCTTAACTGTTGGTGGAAGTGCCGGGTGTTGTGGGTGTGGTGGTACACCATCTATACTTGCATGTGCTGATGTTAATATATGCGGTACTCTGAGTAAAGCGTCCGGATGTTTTGATATTGTGCACCCGTTGCCGGCATTGTCTGCTAGTAAGCGGTTATCGCACTCGTTCGTTGAGGCTCCTCAAGCTGACAATATATACAGCGGGGTTGTAGAATTAACTGCTGGTAAAGCTACAGTAAATATTGATAATAAACACGGTATGAGCTCAGGTACATTAACCGCATTAAATAGATGTTTTAGAACATTTACTACAAATGAAACTAACTGGGACCCGGTAAGAGGGTCGGTATCGGGCAACATACTAACGGTTGAGAGTTGTGTAGCAGATTCTACCGCTACAGTATCGTGGATGGTATTAGGCGAGAGACACGATTCGCACATGTATAATAACCCTTCTACAGATGAAGACGGTAGAGTGCGTGTTGAATATGATATCCCAGAGTAGGTTGTTTAGAGATTATCTAAAGCAATTAACGGTAACCTAAAGCAACTAAACGGCGGATATTTGGACCAACGTTTTTAAACGTACCATAATCTGTACCGGAGACAGCATGGGATTTTCCGGTAGACCCAGCCGTGGGGGTGTCTCTCATTCGCTCGTCTGCAGATATACTGTATGTTGAAGACTTACCGTTCTTATATAGTACAGCCACTTCAAATGCGCTAGATATCCATGTGAAGAAAGTCGTCATAATGCCTTTTGATTCCGGCATAAGGTCACCTGCGAGATGGGTTGCTCCTGTAGCACTAAGTGTAATCTTTCTGGTACCGTTAGATAGTTTTCCTAATCCTTGTCCTTGCGGCCCGATTGAATCTACCGGTTGACCTTGCCCTGCATTATTAAGTCCCCATAAAAGCGCAACACCAGAAAGTCCGGGAATATCGTAATTATGTGAACCGATTCGTTGACCACCGCCGCCACCTAATGTGCCACCGGATGCAATTCCAACAATAGCATCAGCTGGACGACCGGGGACTTTACCAGAAGAAAGTAAATCCCAGCCTGAGGCTCGAGCTATATTTTCACCAGTATTACTACTAACATAAGGTGAGTAATCGAGCTTAACGGGACTCGGTGCCCCTGGAGGTGTTTTTAGTATAAACGGGTCAGTGACTAGTGCTCCATGTGCGAATGTTTGATTTGGTTTTCTTGGTCCGGCCATATGATTATTTATTGAAAAGCGTCGTTATTTACTCATAAAAACAACAATAAAACAAAAAAAAACGGTGGAACTTTCGTTCCACCGTTTTAAGATTGTCTTTCGACTGCTGCTTAATCAGCGGCGTACTATTAGAAGTACACCGACTGTGAAGCTGGCGTAAACGCAGTACCAAGTCCCTGAACAATAACGACATGGTAGTAGAGATCTGCTCCGAAGATGTTGTCAACAACACCATAACGAGTAAGCAAGCCAACACGTGGTGCGAAGTCGTTAGGACCAATAGTTCTCTGTACCATGACAGGAATGTAAGGACAATAAATGATACCAGTATCGTAGAATTCAGGGCCCTTGTAACCAAGAAGTGCATATTCGATAGATGACTGGAGGGTTCCTCCAGATCCATCAGAATATGCCCCAGCACTAGCACTAGTGTAGTTAGGGTTATTCTGAACCTCAGTACGAGTATCACGGTAAACGTTGAATCTTCCACCGACTGAACCAACCTTTGCAATACCAACAGGCTGAGTGTTTACATCACCTTGTACAGGTACCCACTGGAATTCAGGGAGCATCTCAAGGATGGCGCAAACACGAGGAGTAGCAACAATAAAGTTAGCAGCTCCACGTCTGTTACGTACAGCAATACGATTGGCTTCAATGATAAGACGCTGATAGAAGTCCCTGTTGCGCTCGACCATCCAACGACCATCTGCAGAAGCAGGTGACCAGATGGAGAATCCAGCTCCAGATCCGGCTGTAAGAGCTGCCTGGATCATTCTCATGAGCATTTCACGGTCGATCTCTGCCTGAATCTCATACGACATAGCGTTAGTGATTTCGGCGTCAATATCGATACCGTTCATGTTCTTAAGGTCTTGCTCAAGTTCAACGGACCAACGTGCACCAAGGCGGCGTGTGCCGGCCTCAACAGCGGTCTTCTCGAACTTAACCTCAACCTGAGGAATGTTACCAGTAATCTCAAAAGCGGAAAGAATTTGCGCAACACCTTGATCTTGAGCCGCGAAGTTCCAGACCGTCGTATTACCCTTAAGGGCAGATGCAGACGAACCAGTAAAGCGGGTGTCAAGAAGTTGGTATCCGAGTTCATCAGCATTTAAGCCGTCAGCACCTTCATACAGCGCATTCCCACCACTTAAGGAGGGATGCTGTCCTGGAATAAAGCCAGGACCAGTGGTTTCACTACGATCTGGTTGATAGTTTCCAATACCTTTCGTCGCGCTGCCTTTACCATCAATACCGCTACCAAGGGTATCGGACTGATAGGCGTAGCGAAGCGCAAATGCAAGACCAACTGGACCAGACATAGGCTGAACACCAACGATTTCATTGGTGATGAGCTCGGGGAACGTACGACGAATCATTGGAATGAGCACTTTAGGAAGACGAGCGTCACCAGGAGCATACTGATCACCCGAGTTGGTTGTACCAGGCGGGTTAAAGATGTTCGTGGTAGAAGCCCCGTCGCCGAAGCTACCGCCGTGACCGGCTGTATTAGCTTCTTCAATACACCACTTTTCCTGGTTCTCAAGAAGAATGGCGGTATTTAAACGGGTATGATCGTCCTCAATGGGTGCCACACTATCGGAAGAGTATTCAAGAACAGGTGCCCACTTCTCAAGAAGTGAATCTGCTCTATCTCTATCAATAAATGATTGTGGTTTATTCATTAGACGTTTCCTTTCATATTACCTCATGGGATCTAGTCCCAAGTTACTCAGGTGACAAGCACCTCATTGTTCAGGGTTGAAATTATTTGTGAGATCTTTTTAATTCTTGTAAATAAGGGTTAGTAGGCTCTCTTTTCTTCTCTGAAATCTTTGGTCGAGGAGCATCAGCTTTAACCTTGCGCTGTGTAAATGCCTCTTCCTTAATAACACTAAGTCTTTCCTTTTCTTTCTTATCAAAAAGTCTTTCAGTGTAATCAAAATTTTCTTCAATAAACTTAGGTGATTTATCACAAAGAATCTTTAACATATACTCCTTCTTCTTACCAGTTAGGTGCGAAGTCTTTGATTCTAATAGTAAATCAGCCTTGGTCTTAGTGTAAGCTTCTTTAAGAAGTCCGTTCTCTCTCTCAAGCTTTGCAACTTTCCGTGCTAGCTGATCAATTTGCGATTTACCGTCTACAACTGCCTCTTTAACTGACTCTGACATAAGAGAAGAATCAACAGCAAGAACCTTTCTTAAGTTAGCAAGAACTTCACGAGACGTTCTATTTTTAGTTGCTTCTTCAATAGCTTGAGCTGGAATAGCTTCATCAATATACTCTTCTAAATAATCTGAAATACTCTCAACTAAGGTTGATTTAAATTTATTAGCTCTTCCGTTAAGTTCACTTTCATAACGCTTTACAACAGTGATAAGCTTATTAGCGTTATTATGATCAACAGCTTCAACAACTCTCTTAAGTTTATCTGTATGATCTTTATCAATTGCACCTACTAACTCTTCAAGTTTTTCTGCATAAAGCTCATCTTGATTTGTTAAAGCAGCTTCAACTGATAATTGAATTTTTTCTTCGATAGCAGTTTCTATCTCTTTAACAGAATCTTCTGTTAAAACTCCTGCTGCCTGTTCTGGTAATGCTTCTGATTTCTTCATGTTTAAAAGAGTGGTTTTTCTGTTGCGCGATCGATTCTTTTTGTAATTTTATCTTCGATGACGCTCTTTAAATATTTATGTGCCTGGGCATAATTTTTCTTAGAAATATGCTCAATGACCTTAATAATCTTTAATTTTTCTTTGCCCATAATATTATTTATTAGATTGATTTAATAAAGCTAAGAATTCTATCACGTAAAAAGGTATCAACATCCTTTTTAGGTAATCTCTCTAGAGATTTTTCAAAATTTTCGTATACTTCTTCGTATTTGTCGTCACCAACAACTACCCACTGCTTTGATTCTAAGATACCATTAACAAAAGCTTTTGGGTATGACGGGTCTGCTACGCAGTCAATAGCTACAAGTTTCATGTTTTTAACTGTACTATGATTGCTGCTTTCTTCAAGTGTACCTAAAGCACGTGAAGACATACCAACCTTCACTCCATCATTAATTAAAGATCTAACTATCTGCCCGCATGGCGTTGATAGTACTTTTGACTTACCATAAAACACGTTACCGTCTTGTGTTAGCTCTGTTACCATATGACAAGCTCTTTCCAGATCAACATCTGCCGTAGTTGGGTGGTTTAGCTCTCCCATAGCTCGGCCAGGTGTAACCATTTCCTCTATATACCGAGCAGCTTCTCTTTGTAATTCATCTAACGGATATAATCGATTGTTTTTATTTACACCCTCTGCCATCATATAAGGACCTTTTATAAATAAATTTGAAGGTGAGTTTCTATCTACTTCTTCTTCAATGTATTCGAATTCATCGTTTACATCAGGTTTTTCAACAACCAAGTTAAGTTTAAGAGCCATATTATTATTTAGTCACCCCTTACGATAAAGCTCCTTTTCTGTAATAATAATAAAGGTAAATCCGCACTTTTTACAATATTTTCTAGCAGCTTTCCATTTCGCTTGATTTGTTACATACATTTTCTGTTCATATATCAAATGCTGCTTCTTTCTATACTTCGTTTGAGGTGGCTTTGTTTGTTTTGACGGTTTTATTTCAACAAGATAATTTATTACTTCATTACCTTCCTTTATAGAGACAAAATTATCTACATAATACTTATGTACTTTATTATCTAGAGGGCTTTTATAAGGAACAACAACGTTTTCACTACCCCATTTTAAAACATTTGGATTTGTATCACAAAATCTAAAGAACTTTAACTCTAATCCTGATCTATAAATTGCTTTTGAACCAATAAATTTTTCAGAATTAGTTGGAGTAAAGACGCCTTGCCTCCACTTTTTCCTCATCCTACAAAGAACATTGGTGGTTCCGTATCGCCTAATCCAGGAGATGCGCCTTCTAATAGTTTATTCTCAAGTTCGGCTTTTTTATCTAATCCTTCTTGAAGCATGTCGTAGTTTAATGCGCCTCCACCTAACAATTGTACATTACCAAACTTTCCTCTAACACGGCCTATAGTTATCATACTTAATGCCATTGCATATTCATAAACCCATTGTTCCATAATAACATCTCTTATAGGTCGTTCAAGATAGCACCCGAGTACGCCATAGAATCTACTACCTCCTGGTTGCGGATACATTTGCATATATTGTGTTTTAGCATCAAATTTTATATCTCTCCGAATTGCTAATAGCTTTTCTCTTGTATCTATCCATTCTTTAAGAGTGTACCAGGATACAAGATCAAATCCATAGTTGCCTAAAGCATAACTAAAATAAGTTTGTTGTGCGAGTGTTTGCTCTAGAGTAAAGAGAGTGTTAATTCCGGTTGTTGATCCTTCTTCAAAATCTATTACATCAACTACCTTTCTATATTCCATTACATCATAATCAAATACATTTTGATAATAGTATGCATTAGTTTCTTCACCTTCTAATGTAATAGTCTGTTTAGGCGTTTCTTTAAAAAAGCCGCTTAATTTCGGTCGATATGTTGTTATAGTAGAATATAAAGAATAATCAAATATCTCAAAAGCTTCTATTCCTGGACCACGAGCTAACGGGGCGTCTTTACCACCAGTTACGTAAGCAAATGTTGATGATAACTGTACAGAATCTGTAAACCAACCTGCACTTAAGGTTTCTGTTGCAACATAAACTGATGGATTAGTTTGACGGAAGTTACCATCCTGTTTTGCAGCACTTAGCATAGTTGGGGGCGTCGATCCGTAAAACTCTGGACCTGGTCCTAAGGGGTTAGTACCAGCTGTTTGTTTTGCTCTCGTATCAAGATTACCATTTGCTAATGTATATAATAAGTCAAGACGTATACCCCTATTTGTTTCATACATATCTGAATCAAATATTAGAAATTCTCTTGTATAACCAGCATATTTTGTAAAATATTCAACTGCTATTTGAATATTTTGTCTAAGTTGGTCTGTGTGTATTTCAAGACTTACCAATGGAAATCCTAAAGATCTCTTAATTCTATCCCCTAACTGATCATATGTTTTAATCTTGTTGTTTAAATTTGTTGATAAAAAAGCAGAAAGCGGTTTAATATTACATGCAAGTGCCATAAAATTATTTATTCGGGCATAAATAAATATATGGCATTACCACCAACATCAAACTCTGGAAGCGATTATTTTAACATAAACCAATGTAGAACGTTTAGTATGAAGCTTGGAACAAGTTTAACTGTTTTATCTGGGGTCGATGTAGGAACGGGTAAAGGAACAGGTTCACAAGGCCAACCTTGCTCAGAAGTTATTATTACAAATAGAACTGGTGGCAACCTTACAATAACTGATCAAAATCATCATGGGGGAGCTCACGGGATGCTACTTGCCGATAACGATACCTATACGTTTAGAGGCTTAACTAACGTTAATCAAGTTTCAGCAGTAGCAGCTCAAGCAGGACCTATTTATTATAGAACTCAATTCTTTAGTAGTAATCCGTCGCGTTAAGCTGCTGGCTCTTCTACTTCAACTTCTGTCTCAGCTACTTCTTCTGGCTCTGGTTCACCAACGTCAGCTTCACCGCCTCCAAATTCTGGTATACCACCGGCTCCGCCGCCTACACCTGCTCCTTCACCGCCAACAGCAGCCGCATCACCTTCAGCTAATTCACCTGCTAATGCTTGCTCTTTCCATGCAGGTCCAGCAGCAGTAATTTGAGCTATCTCCCACTGCAATTCAGCATCTTTTCTTAAAAATTCCCTATTGGCTAAGATATCTTTATCTTTCCATCCAAGATATTTTTTCTGCGCATATGTAGCAGATACAAACTCGTTACCAGCTAAATTAGTATAATTACCAGATTTAAGCTCTAGTCTTTGATTCTCTCTAAGCTCATAAAAATTAGTAGGTACATTAAACTCAATCTCTAAATTTTGCTCATTAAGTTCAAGCTTTTCAAAAATACCCATCAGAGTTAGATGAGTAATAAATCCTTTTTTAAGTCCAGCTGCAAACCTTTGTTGTTGTCTTATTACAAAACGAGCAAACTTCAGTTCTTCTCTTAATATTGATGTGCCAGAAGCTTCAACTTGATCTTGTGGATCTAATCTCGCTGTTGGTACTTTAAGAGCTCTATAAAGCTTTTTAATAAAATACATTAGATCAGATAACTCACCTAAGTTTTGACCACCGGCTAACTGTCTAACATCAGTACCTTCAGATCCTTGACGTTTTGCAAACCAAAACGCGTCAAGCATTGATTGCGGATTAAACTTTTTAACAACATCAGTTTGATCCATATCAAATGTTTTTCTAGACCAATACTGTTGTATTAATTTTTTAAGATACGATTCGGCCTTTGGCGGAGGCATATTACCAACATCAACGTTAAAGACCAATCTCTCAGGCGCTCTTACTAATCGATAAATAACAATTGCATCTTCAATTAATGATAACTGTCTATAGGGACGTCTAGCATTCTCTAAGAAAGGTATAATAAAGTTCTTAGTTTCGTTGTATACACCAGAATTAACATACATAATCTGGTTTTGATCCATTGGAATAAATTCTACCTTTTCAACTTTATTTGGTTGATGAAGGCTAAAAATTGGCTTTCTGTAAATATAACCCTTAACAAGCATATTTTGTATATTATTATATACAGGGTCAATAATTTCAGCTGGAAGATTTATAACACCGAGTACACCATCTTTTACGTAACCTTCATGAATTATTTGCTCAAAGAAAACTTCACCCTCAACCATTAACTGTCTAAAATATTGCCATCCTTTGTTTTTAAGATCGTAGTATTCAACATATCTATGAAACTGTTTTTCTATTTCAGCTTTTTCATCTATTGTTAAATCGATATCTTTATAGTGTAAATTCGTAATCCACCCAGTCTCGTCCGGATTGATCATTTCATCACAAATTTCATCTAACGCATCTGATATCTCAGAATAAGCTGCCATTATTCTATAATCACGAAGTCTCCCAGCTTTATCATCTTGTATGTTAGCATACATGACATCGCCAAAAGATGTATCTTTTGCGAAATCGCCGATCGGTATATTGTTATATGGATTGGAAGAAGAAACAGAAGCTTTAGCTAAAGCTTCTGCTCTACGCATTCCAGCTTTCTGAAAGAATTTATATTTTGGGTTTAATGCATCATTTTCACCGCGACCATCATCTGTAGCATACGGTAGTCTATTTTGGATGTACTGTATTAAACTTCTTCCAAAAGTTGATGCACGACCGTCATTAGTCACATAAGAGCGATTTTGGTCTGAGCTTGTTGATGATCCGGATCCAGGCATTTATATATATTTATGTTAATTTAAGGATAGAGCTACTGGCTTGGTAGGAAGTTGCCCACCCGGCTTCATTACCAGTAACGATTGTGAACTCACCAGCTTTAGCAGCGCTGAGAGAAGAGACGGAAAAGAAGAAATTAACTACAGTGTCATTTACGACTTGGTAAAATTTATCATCAAGCTCATAACCACTAATTGTATTCATTTTAGCAGATGTAATAGAAGTAAAGTTTGTAAAGAACCCTCTATTGCCGGCTAGTGCATCAGCCTGACCAACATATGAGCTTAAGTAAAATTTATTGTCTGCATCAAGTCGCTTACCATATAATATAAAATTACTGTTCGTACTACCCGGGTTTGTACATGTTAATATATTTGTAACTGTACCTAATGGAAAATTATTAATTGGATTAAATGTACCAGAAGTGGCATAAAATATATTTGTAAATTCTGGAACCCCTGAAACGGTTATTGTTTCAGTATAATTTGTAGGTACAGTATCATTGAAGCTCGAAAGTGCGCGGTAGCCTAACTCTTGATACGTATTATTTTCTACTGGGAGAGTTGGATCTAGAGGTGAATAAATTTTATTAGCTAGATCTACTGCAATAAAGTTATTATCTACCTTATAAATACTACCCTGTGTACTTTTTTCTTCTGGAAATAACCAACCTTTAATCGTAAAAGAAGTATCAACTACCACTCTAAACTTCTCACTGTATGTTGTATCCGTAGGTGTTGTATAAGCAAGATTACCATTCCATAAGACTTCACTTCTTATTTCTTGTGGGTATTGAGCTCCAAAATCTGCAGGTACTTCCCATGTAAGAATAATATAGGGATTATTATATGGGACAAAGTTTGATACAATTTGATCAACATCTTGCATATACCTAGCGAGAATAGACATGCTAACTTCTAAATTTACAGGCACTGGCATTAGAAACTTTGAAGCAGATTTCGGATTTTCTATTTTTTGTGCTGGTATATATGATGGAGCTAATTTATTAAATACTCTATCGTTATCTCTCGAAATACCTGTTAAATTAACAGCTACCACCGGTAAAGTTAAATTTTGAGCTTTGTTTATAATATCATACATTACCCTTTGCTTTGGAGCAAATACATAACGAACTTCAATATCACTTCCAGGGTTTCTATTTTTATCAAATCTACTGATAACAGTATCATCAAACGCAGCTACAAACTGTGTTAGTAAATCTTTAATTTCAAAATGAAACGCTCGGTTCTTCATGCGTACTTATATATTTATTACAAAAACCTATCAATGAAATATTTTGGTAGTTTATGCTTATTATTTACAATACTCTCTACAACAGCCCCATCAAGGATATATGTTATACAATGATCTTTTTTAGATCGGACACCACGACCACAAGATTGAATTACAGAACATAGCATTTTATTAGAATACCAATTAAAATCATCCTTCATTAATCTTTCTATCCTTTTGTCTTTAGTTGGTAAATAAGGTGCCTTTATAATAATTTGAAATCTAGCTAGATCATCTTTTAAATCGACACCATGAGACATAGACGGAGATATTAACACAGTTGGCTTATCATTACTTAAATGTATATCAAGAATTTCTTCGTTTCGAACTCCAGGTTCTCTAAACAAAAATCTTTCATTAAATAATTTTTTTTGTAAAAACGAGGTAATAGTATTATTATGTGTATGAATAATACCCTTATCATTTTTATGATGCTCGCAAATACCTTCTACCTGTTTAATAATTTTTGGTAAGCTTCGCTTTAAGTTATGGTAGTTGAGTTTAATTTTTGTATTACAATATATGGGCGCTTTTTCTGCACTAAATGACGACTCAGCTTCAACATATTTAAATTTATCTATACCTAACGTTTTACAAAAATTCGCAGGATCAATAATAGTTGCAGACATTAATATTACTCTATCAGCATACTTAAAGAGATGATTAGAGAGATTATTTACCTTCAGAGGCATAAAGGTAATTCCTTCCTTGTTTGTCTCAAATAGATACTCACTCTCATTCCATGTATCAATAATTAATGAAAGCTTTGAATGTAAGTTTCTCATGCTTACAATCTGTCGGCGAGTCTCTATTATAAATTTTTTGTTATTGGTGTTGTTAATAGTATCGCGTAATTGATCTATTTTATCGCTTAAGTCAATTAAAAGACTATTAATCCATTTGATAACATTTGCATTATTTTTTGAATAGAAAGGACGTACTATAATGTCCATTCTCTTTAACATTTCAAAATTAATATTACAAGAAAACTCTTTAACTAATTGATCTTCTAATTCTGCAGCTTCATCGCATACAAGATACTGCTTTTTCTTTATATGATTAGGTAAAGAAAAAAACATATTATAATTTAAAGCAGCAAATTTGTTAATAAGAGCATCTCTACGATCATTATGATATGGACATTTATGGCGCCTTCTATGATCTTCTAATATATTTTTAGGCATAATTAGAGACTCTAGCTCAACGTCAATATTAGAGTCAATTGTACTAATGTAATTACTTTTACCCTTTAATATAGTTGTATCATTAAAAAGGTCCTTATACTGATCTTGTAAAGCTTTAGTTATAGTAAGAGCGAAAGTACCTGCCGGATTTTCATCTTCACACTCATCCTCGTGTATGTATGACCCGGTCTGATCTATCTTAAAGGCGGTATATGATGTTATGAGATCTTTAAAATTTTCAGATGGTTCTCTTGAAGTGTTTGCGAGTGTTTTTGATATAAAGCTTTTACCTGATCCAGTAGGTGCATTACATACTACAAATTTATACCCATCTTTAAAAGCTTGGTCAATATTTTTTAATAATTTAACTTGCGCGGAGTTCGGAGTATACCCCTCCGGAAAGCCTTTCAATAAACCACCTAACACACTTTATTATACTATAGTATCTTCAGAAGGCAATATATATACAAGACTATCATATAGTTTTGACTTGGACGAACTATCCAAAAATTTTACCATTGTCATTTGAGTTTTTGGAATAAACGAACTTAAATGATAATTTAAAACACCCTTTTTATTATCATGATGCATTTTAAATGGATATGGTATTTCATATGATTTTATTGAATTATTAAACTCTAGGGTTAAATTTATATAATACTGTTTTACTTGAAAAATTTTTAGTTTACCTCGCTTTAAAACCTTTTTATCTGTTCTTATTATTATATCTTGTAATAAGAATGGTTTTAAAAAATCTGTTACTTTTTCTAAGCTTATATTCATGAATTCATAAAGTTAAATTTTTGCTCTTGTGACATAGGATATATATTTTCATTAAAATACACCCAAAAATCATCGTTAGCGGGTATTTGTTGTATTAAATCACACTGTAGGGTATTTATATTTCTATAATCCTGCATTATTATATCCCATGCAACAGCTAGTCTATCTGGACCAAGATAAGCTTTAGGTGGTCCTTTCGGTGGAAAATAATTTAGTGAAATCCTACCATTAACTGAATTCAGTAAAGATAGTGATTTCGTACAAAGCATTCTTCTCGTAGGAGCTTGACCAGGTTTTATTATCCTACGAGCAAATCTTATTTCACAAACATTGTCTAATAAAAGAGCGTCAAGAGCTGCTTTCTGTATTATCATCTTTTTCTTTACAGATACCGAACATTCTTTCTTCGTTCAAAAAGATGCCCTTATCTACCGACCCTTTACCTGGGACAGAGACGCCAGAAATAGTAACACCCATATTATTCGGAAAGAGAACAATGTCACCTTCCTTGGCATATTTTGCATCCGGTCCTGCTAGAATAACTCTACCCTTTCGCCATGCCATAGTAATTTGATTTGTTGGAATTAGAATACCATTTCGTTCAATTGCTTCTTGACCGTCTGGTACCATTTCTGATAGATCTATATACTCAATTAATAGAATATCGTCAAAAAGAAATGTTAAATCGTAGTCAGTTAAACCAAAATCACCCTTATCGGGGCTTGATAAATCAATCAAGCTCTTTGTTGGTGCTAAATTATCTATTGATGCCATTGCCATAAGACTATTTAACAGCGTAGTTCCTTTTATCCAATATTAGACAGGCTTATAATGAACATTTTGCTCTTTTTCTCTTTCATCGAGCTCATAATCTTTTCTGTACTTATTATTAACCTTAATAGTTTCGTTTAGAATAGAAAAACATTCTGCAAAAGCATTAAATGCCGCAGTGTCTTTAGGAAAACACGCACCACCGTAACCACGTTTATTATCAAACCCTGGAACAGTAGTATGTGAGTGTGTAATGCGCGGATCAGATCCTACAGCACTTATAATTGCATTATAGTTAGCATTATGTTCTTTTGCTATATCATACAACTGATTAAAAAATGTTACTTTTGTAGCTAAAAAGGTATTAATACTATATTTTACAAATGCAGCTTCAATAGCCGACATATGAAAAACTGGACATGGACGACATATACTATATTCGTTATATAATTCTAAAAGCTCTTCTGTGTTATGCCCGGTGCCGCCTAATACAAGCATAAATTGATTTACAAAATCTTCATTGGCATTCTTCTCAGTTAAAAATTCTGGATTATAAACAAAGTCTTTAAATTTATTTGACAACCTACCTGCAATATCTGGTGTTACTGTTGACTTGAGAACAATTAATGCATCAGTATATTCATTTACTTCAGCACAACATTGTTCTACTATTGACGCATCAATACTACCGTCCTCACTCATAGGGGTTGGCGCGCAGATAAAAACAACATCCGGATTAAACGACAATAAATCTTCACATGTTGTGCTGTAATTTGGATCTATTAATTTCTTTTTAACTTTATTCGAAAATCCATAATCAACTGCTTTGCCCACAAACCCGTGGCCTACAATACCGACTTTAAGTTTCATAAGATCTAATCCAATCTTCTAATTTAACACTTGGCTCATAACCAAGAAGCTTCTTACTCTTTGCTAAGTCAGCTAATGTCTCTCTAGCTTCACCAGGTCTATTCGGAATAAATTCAATTTCACCACCAATAATATCTGCTACATCAAGAACACTATGGTTTACTCCTGATCCTACATTAAATATTTCTCCTATAATATCTGCATTATTGCTTTCTGCGGCTAAGATATTAGCCTTTACAACATCCTTAACGTATGTAAAATCTCTTCGTTGTTTACCATCACCAACAACTGTCATTGGTAAGCCTGCCTCTTTCTGTCTTTGAAAAATGCCAATAAGAGGAGCATACTGACCCTTTAGGGGTTGACGTTCACCGTATACGTTAAAGTATCTAAATATAACTGTCTCGAGATCAAATAGGTTATAATACATTTTACATAACTCTTCTGCTGCTGCTTTTGATACAGAATAAGGATTTAGACAATCTCTAGGCATGTCTTCTTTTAATGGACATTCATTTGCAAGACCGTAAACAGAAGATGTAGATGAAAACATAAATCTTTTTACACCATGCTCTCTACTTTGTTGCAACATGTTACATGTTCCTACAACATTTACATCACAAGATTGTATAGGGTTTTTAATTGCAACTGGTATTCGTGAATGTGCAGCTAAATGAAATACATAATCTGGTTTGAAGTCTGCAAAAATTTTACTACACTCTCTTTGATCTGTTATGTTTATAAGATATTTTTCTGCTTTATCATTCCAATAAAACTCAGCATTTACTGTCGAGCTTTCGTTATCAATTACCGCTACTTCGTAGCCGTCAGCAATAAGCTGATCAACTAAATTTGACCCAATAAATCCGGCCCCGCCTGTTACTAATGCTCTTTTTTTCATAATTTGTTTTTATACCATTTAAATGTCTTTTCAATACCTTTTCGAAGATCAATTTGCTCTTTTACACCTAAAGATTTAAGCTTATCAATATTTGGACAACGACGGCCTACACTACCAGCTGGTGCAGGTTGTTCGTCAAAATTATACGCCTCTTGACCAATATCAAATACAATTTTTGCTAAATCAGCAATTAATATTTCTTCTTTATCATTACCAACATGTATAATTTCACCCTGTATATTTGATTGTGTAATTTTCTCAAAAGCTTCTAATACATCATCAATAAAACAAAAAGACCTAGTTTGATCACTTCCCATAATTTTAAAAGGTCTTTCACCGTCTAAAAATCTTTTAATGAATTGACTTATAACATGCTCAAATCCCATTCTCGGTCCGTAAATATTATGCAATCTAATAATATTAAAATCTGTAATATCATACATTTTTGAGTAACAAAAGAAAGCAACCTCACCTATAAGTTTACTAGCGCCGTAACTCCACCTTACGTTACGTACATCGTCAATAGTTAATGGTACGTCTTCTGGCGTGGGTATAGGAAAATTATTTCCTTGTATATTAGCGGTACCTGCATAGGTTTCTGAACTACTAGTATAAATTACTTTTGGTCTTTTTCCTTTTTTATGTCTAGATATCCAGTCTAACAAATAAATTGTTGAAAGACATCCTATCTTTAATACTTTAGCTGGGTAATTATAAAAGTTAGACGTTCCATTTAAAGCTGCTAAATGATATACAACATCGTAATGATCTACCGGTAGATATACTTCAAAGGTATTTTCATCTGATATATCTTTTTGTAAAAATTTAACGTTTTTATGCTCTATTAATGCTTTAAATTCCTGATCTTCATTCGGTCTTTCGAAACTATCGATAACTGTTACCTCGTTTCCAAGATTAGCCTCTTTTAAGGCTAGATGATAACCTACAAATCCCGCTCCACCTGTTATTAGTATCTTAGTCATCGCGCATTCCCGGGAAGACGGTCGGTTTATATTTTTTATTTTCTTCATCTAAAAACTTAAAAATACCAGCTTCAATATTTAACTCTTCTACAAGATGTACAAATGCTTTAACATCTTTTGGCAAACATGCTCCAGCATACCCTCTAAAATTTTCATTACAATCTAGGTATACATCATTAATATGATCACGACATACAATTGTATCTTTTACTGCGTTATAATCAATATCTAATGCTTTACATACTTCATAAAAATTATTCGCTAAAATAATTAAATTAGCATTATATATATTATTAAAATATTTTACAAATTCAGCTTCCGTTGGTGTAAGATGCTTAAACTGTCTTGGATATTTACCATGTAAATATTCTATTAATGAACAAATATTTTTATTACAGGAACCAATTATACACACATCGTGATTTTCGGTAAAATCAGCAATTGCGCAACGCTCTCGTAAAAATTCTGGTACAAAGCAAATAGCATCATTGTTATATTTTGTTTGTAATTTTTCTGTAGTAGTAGGCGGTACAGTTGATTTAATAGCAATTACTCCACTATAATTTAGTTTACATAACTCACCAACAACATCTTCAACAATAGAAGTATCACATTGAAGATTATTCTTTGATGGTGTTGGTACACATATAAAACAAACGTCTGTACCTAAAACATCTTCTATTTTTGTATCATAACGAATATCATGAGGTATAACTTGATGACCAAGCTTTTCCATACCATACTTAACAGCTTCTCCTACGATACCTATACCAATAACACCGACACTATAACTCATTTAAATATTTTTTTCTACCGTTAGCATAAATTCATAAAATGAACTTATAATTATTTCTTCCTGTCTTGGGGTAACAAAAGGATGACACCCTATAAAAAATGCATTATTAAGTAGAGTTTTTGTATTAGGCATATCAAAAGGCATCCTCCAATTAGTATCTACATATGCAGGTTGTCTAGATAAGTCCCCGGCCATAAAAGCTCTTGTTTCAATATTATCTCCCTCTAAATGATTTACTAGCTCTTTTCTAGAAAAGGGCGCCCCTTCCTTAATTACGATAGGGTAACCATAAAATGAATTAAAATAACCATCAGGTACAGAGGGTAAAATTAACCACTTATTAAAGAAAGAAAGTTTGTCAGTATATGATTGTGCTATTTCTACTCGTCTATCATTAAACGCATCAAGCTTTTTTAATTGCTCAATTCCTAATGATGCAGCAATATCGGTCATTCTTAAGTTGTAACCAATGTTTGTAAATACATACCTCTCATCATATTCTTTTAGATGTTTATCCTTATAATAAAATCTAGGCTGATTTTCTTCATACTTAGTTAATCTACCAAACTCACGGATAGAGCATAGTATATCATATAAATTATCATCATTAGTCATAACCATACCACCCTCACCCGTGGTCATATTATGCGCAACAAAAAAACTAAAAGTAGATATAAGGCCAAAGCTGCCTACTCGTTTACCATTTATTGCGGCTCCATGAGCCTCGCAACAATCTTCTAGAACAGGAATATTATATTGTTCAGATATTCTCATTATTTCTTCCATGTTACTAGGACATCCAAGTGAATGAACTACCATAATGAGCTTAGTTTTATCTGTAATTGCTTTTTCTATTGCTACCGGGTCATTATTATAAGTTTCCATTTCTACATCTACAAAAACAGGTACAAGTCCTGTCTGTAAGATCGGTGACATTACAGTTGTAAATGTAGCTGCTGGAAGTATTACTTCATCACCTGGAGTTAATAATCCTGCTTTTAGTAGCGCTGTTAAAGCTAGTAAATTAGCAGAAGAGCCGGAGTTACAACCTAAACCATACTCTGTTCCAATATATTCAGCGTACTCCTTTTCAAATTGTCTAACTTTAGGACCTTGTGATATCCATACATCAAGAAGAGAGTCTAAAGCTTGATTAACTTCCTTATGATCAAAGCAGGGGTAAGCGACACCGATTTTTTGACCCGGTTCGCTTTCCTTAGACTTAAAATATTCTTCTACTTTTTTAAATATTTCTTGTTTAATTTCTTCCATTTACTTGTTCTTTAATCCACTTATACGTTTTTGCCATTCCATCTTCTAAAGTTGCAGTTGACTCCCAACCTATTTTTTCTCTATAGAGCTTATTATCTGAATTTCTACCCCGTACACCTAAAGGGCATTTAAAGCCATACTTATCAATAAACTCTTGTCCATCAATATTTTTAATATTGATATCTTTACTTGAAAGATCAATTGCAATTTGAGCTAATTTGTTGATAGTTACCATTTCTTCTGATCCAATATTTACCGGGCCGGCAAATTTATCTTGTCTCATTAGTCTTAATGTAGCCTCAACACACTCTTCTACATATAAAAAGGATCTTGTTTGAGATCCATCGCCCCATACTTCTATCTCTGTTGCCCCTTCTATAACTTTTCGGCACATAGCTGCTGGTGCCTTTTCTTTACCGCCGTCGTATGTACCTTGCGGTCCAAAAATATTGTGATATCTCCCTATTCTAACGTTAAGACCGTAGTTACGACTAAAAGCTAAAAACAGTCTTTCACCAAAGAGCTTTTCCCACCCGTATTCACTATCTGGATTTGCAGGGTAAGCTGAAGACTCCTCGCAATTAGGATTATCAGGGTCGAGTTGGTTATGCTCCGGGTACATGCAAGCTGAAGAAGAATAAAATACTCTTTTAGCTCCATGTTTTGTTGCATAATGTACTACGTTTAAATTAACTAAAGCTGAATTATGCATTACATTTGCATCATTATCACCGGTAAAAATATAACCAGCACCTCCCATATCAGCTGCTAATTGATACACTTCATCAAAACCACCTTTTAACGTTAATACTTCATCCACCACATTAGGATCTGTTAGATCGCCAGATACATATTCATTACAAATATCATTATGATGCCAATATTCGTGTTTTTCTTTAATATCTGCAATACGGACCCAGAAACCTTCTGATTTTAATCTTTTTGCTAAATGGCCTCCAATAAAGCCACCGCCACCTAATACTAATGCGGTTTTACTCATAATTTTTTATATAACTTTTTAATTCACGTACTGAAATATTTTTATTTTTAGCAAGCAAATTTAAATTT